GATTCATCTTCCTGACGGAACAAAACTCTACGCCATCCCCGCTACCCACAGGATAGTGCCAGTGGAGTTGCTGGAGCGCTGTTCACGAGAGTTTCAATCGCTGGAGGGAACCGAGCTTGCATACCCAGAACACGCTGCAGCAGTGCAGTGCTACCACGAACTCCGCGCCATCATCGACAAGGAATCAACATGAGCGAATTCGTAGGACTGACCTTTGAAGAGGTCGAAGAGATCATCAAGAACAATATCAAGATCACCGACCCGAAACTGTACGAAGGGGTCTTCGGCGTAGCGGTGGACATTGAAATGGCCCTCAAGGAGAAGAACACATGACAGCGCATTACTTGTTCGCCAAGTGGTCACGACGCGGCGAAGTGGAACGCATAATATATAACATCATCGGCACCGACGATTTCACTCGCGCGGATGTGGTGCGTCTCGCACTGGAGCAGGGAGGGGTGCTGTCCAAGCTGCAAACCAAGTCCCGCCGCGCTGCAGTGGACGACGCCATAATCGAGATGCGAAACTTCAAGCGCGTGGAAATTACCCGTCCAGCAGGCGGGCGCGGCGAGGCCCACATCTACCGATGCGTGGAGATACCCGAGGCAGAGGATACTTTCCCCGTGCCGGATCGCCCGGCATCCACGATGACAATCCGCGAAGAGCTTATCGCAAGGCTTGCTTGTGCGATGACGAGCAATGCTGAGGTTTTCTTCCAAGCCTGCCCGAAAGCGATGGAGTTCGTAAACAGCTGTGCAATCAAACAAGCCGACGCTCTGATAGCAGCGATGGAGAAAAGAAGATGAAATGTATTCTTTTTGGTTGCTTGAATGACGCGCCATTCGGCGGCTTTTGCCAAGAGCACAACACTAACCGTAACTGGCCGGAGTATCAGGTTGTTGGTTGCATGGGAGATGCTCCGACGGTGAAAATAACAACCCCCACCGCTGACGAAATACTGACGACCGCTGCCGGACACCTGAAAGATCGTGCGGTCACCTACGACCAGCCGCAGGGTGAGCGCAGCATGGGCAAGACGGTAGCCATGTTCAACACGTTGACCGAGCATGGGCTGACGGAAGAACAAGGCTGGCTGTTCATGGCCTGCCTGAAAATGGTACGCGCACAGGCGGGCAGATACCGTGCCGATTCCTACGAAGATGGCGCGGCATATTTTGCCTTGGCCGGAGAGAGCGCAGCACAGGAGCGGGTATGAGATTCAAGAAACTCACCCCCACGGCGACCACGCCGACACGCGGGACACCCGGCGCGGCCGGGCTTGATCTGTACTCGGACACCGAGTGTCTGCTGGTGAATTACGCCACGACGATGGTCGGCACAGGGATTGCCGTAGAGATTCCCGAGGGCTACGTGGGGCTGGTGACGGTGCGCTCCAGTCTCGGCAAAGCCGGGGTGTCGTTGGTCAATGCCGTCGGCGTCATCGACTCCGACTACCGGGGAGAGATCATGCTGGCGCTGATCTACTCTGCCAGTGTCGGCGGGCACTACGTGCACCGTGGGAGTCGCATCGGCCAGCTGGTCGTCGTGCCGGCTCCGCTGTTTGAACTGCAGGAAGTGGACGAGCTGTCTGAGACAACACGCGGCACTGGCGGTTTCGGGAGTACTGGAAGATGACTAGCTTTTCAAGGAGAAAAAACGTGTCCAGGCTTTACTCTGATAAAGAGCCCGCCGCTCCAAGCGAGATCACTTCTGAGTGGGTCAGCGAGCAAATAAAGGCTTTCCTCGCCAAGGGCGGGAAGATAGAACAGGTACCGGAGGGCGCCAGTCTTTTGAAACCGGAAGATAGAGACGAATGAAAAGGCTGCACGTAGACATCGAAACTTACAGCAGCGTCGACCTGAAGAAGTGCGGCGTGGCCAGATACTCGGAGTCTCCAGACTTCGAGGTCTTGCTGTTCGGCTATGCAATAGACGACGAGCCGCGCCAGGTGGTGGACCTCGCTATGGGTGAGCAGATACCGGCGAAGATCCTGTCCGCTTTGTTTGACCACAACGTCCGCAAGAAGGCCTTCAACGCGCAATTCGAACTGACCTGCTTGCAGGAGTACCTCGACGAAACGTTAGCGCCGGAGCAGTGGGAATGCACCAGCGTGCACGCTCTTTACCTGGGGCTGCCGAACGACCTGGACGGGGTCTGCGACGTGGCCAAAGTGCCGCCGCAGTACCGCAAACAAAAGATCGGCTACAGCTTGATCCGCACTTTCTGTGTGCCTTGCCGGCCGACAAAGAAAAACGGAAATCGAACGCGCAACTTGCCGAGTCACAAGCCCGAGAAGTGGGCGCAGTTTAAACACTACTGCGGCATGGATGTGGAGTGCGAGCGCTATGTCGCTGGCGTTCTGGCGAAGTACCCGGTGCCGGAAAAAGAAAGGCGCCTTTGGGTGCTCGACCAACACATGTTCCGACGCGGCGTCGGCCTGGACACAGAGCTGGTGGAGGCCGCGATTCACTGCGACGAAATTGTAAAACAGCGCTTCCTGAGTGAGGCTGTTCGGCTGACCGGGCTGTCGAACCCCAACAGTGTCTCGCAGCTATCGAAGTGGCTCGAGGAAGAGATGGACGAGGAAGTGACGGATCTGCGCAAGAAGACCGTCCCCAAACTGCTTGAGCGCACGGACAGCCAGATCGTTCAACGAGTTCTGAGCCTGCGTCAGGAGCTGTCCAAGGCGTCGGTGAAGAAGTACCAGGCCATGCAGCGAAGCGTATGCCGAGACAACCGTCTTCGAGGCGTGACGCAGTTCTACGGGGCCAACAGGACCGGCCGCTGGGCCGGGCGCATTGTGCAGCTGCAGAACCTCCCGCAGAACCACCTGAAGGACCTCGACTTGGCCAGGCAGCTGGTGAAAGCCCGAGACATCGATACCATCGAGATCCTGTTCGGGTCTGTGCCCGACGTGCTGTCTCAGCTGATTCGCACAGCAATGGTGCCCAAAGAAGGCAGGCGTTTTGTCATCTCCGACTTCAGCGCTATCGAGGCCAGGGTGATCGCGTGGATGGCGTGGTGCACCTGGCGCATGGACGTTTTCAAAACACACGGCAAGATCTACGAGGCGTCAGCAGAGCAGATGTTTAAGCTGCCACCTGGCAGCGTCACGAAGAAAAGCCCATACCGACAGAAGGGCAAGATCAGTGAGCTGGCTCTGGGTTTCCAGGGGGGCGTGAACGCGATGATCAACATGGGCGCGCTGGACATGGGGCTCGATGAAAAAGAGCTGCAGCCGATTGTCGACGCCTGGCGGGCGGCCAACCCTGAGATCGTGAACTTGTGGTATTCGGTGGAGACGGCGATGAAAGAGGCCATCCGAAACAAAAAATCGGTCGAGCTCAAGATAGCCGGGGGCCGCAGCAAGATCATTTATACCTTTGAGAAGGGGTACTTGATTGCGACTCTGCCAAGTGGGCGTCGACTTTTCTATGCAAAAGCACGACTTGAACCGGAAGATCTGTGGCAAGACCTTGCAAATGGTGGCAGAATGCAAATTGCCAGGGCGGGGTCTGTGACCTATGAAGGCGTGGATCAGAAGACCAAGCGCTGGTGCCGGATGGGGACGTTCGGCGGCCGTGCTGTGGAGAACCTGGTTCAAGCCATCGCGCGTGACTGTTTGGCCGAATCCATGCTGGCTCTGGACAGCGCGGGTTTTGAGCAGACATTCACGGTCCATGACGAGGACGTAAGCGAGGAGTCTCAAGACCGCTTGCACGAGATGGAACAGATCATGGCGAGGCCAATAGCCTGGGCGCCCGGTTTGCCTTTGAAGGCAGAAGGGTTTGTAACCGACTACTACATGAAGGAAATAGAATGAGCCATCCACTGGAGCAGGTGTTTCAACTGGCGATCAAACAGGTCACCGAAGGTAAGGGAGAGCGACACGGCGGCAACGCGATTCCGTTCATGGAACAGCCGTGGTCGCACTACGCCAAGATGCACGGCAGGGGGTTCCTGACAGGGCAGGCAGCGAAGAAGCTGGAAGAAGCAGCGTCTATCCGAGAAGGAGAGGCGTTCATCAACGAGGTTCTCGGCGGCATTGTTTACGCCGCCATGGCGGTGATTCAAGAGCAAAAAGCGCTGCCCGTTGAGAAGACCGCGCAGTGCACAACCAAAAACGACGACGGCAAACGATGCACCAGAGAGCTCGGGCATCGAGGCCGACACGGATTCAAGGAGACAAAATGACTGAGAAGCTGCTCACCCCGAAGGAGCTTGCTGAACTGCTCCGCCTGTCACCCGAAACGGTAAAAGCGGACTGCCGTCGAGCGCCTGAAAAGTTGCCACCGCGATTCAAACGCCCAGGGTCCAACAGACTTCTGTGGCGCCTGAGCGACGTGGAAAAGTGGATGGAGGAGCAGGGATGAGTTTTGTATGTCCCTTGCCCCCCATCAAAGTTTTTGTCCGCTGCGAATACTTGCAGGACCACAAGCGGGGTCACGGAGAATACGTGGAAGGGATCTGGTGCAGCGTGAAGTCTCTCAGAGGCGAAGCGTTTCGTTTTGAGACCTATCTCCCCGAGTATGGCGCGCTGTACGACAAGCTGCCGATCAGCGCGTTCGCTTGGAAAGAAGAGATCCAGGACGAGCAGCCGCTTGATGTGCTGCAGATCTGGGACTGCCTTGGGCACCACGTTGAGGTGATTGAAAAACCTTTGCTGGCTGGTCTCAGAACCAGCGTGTTCTGCAAAGACCGGGTCACTCGAGAAGGCGTTTACATGTTCACCCTCGACGGCGCCCAACCAGATCCCAGGATACCGGACTTCACCTTCACGCAAACGCCAGACGAGCACAAGAGCTACAACGTGATCCGCCTGGACAACGGGCAGTTTGCGCTACAGCCAAACAACCGCTGCCAGTTCTTCGACAACGCTTTCGTGCCGCAAGAGTTGAAGACCCCGGACTTCGAGGTCTGCACTCGCAAGTACACCGTCGAGGACAAAAGCAAATGGCGTCTCGGCGGGGATGTCAACTTTCGATACGAGACATTCTCTCGTTGAAAGACTTCATCCGGTTCGTGATCTGCTGCTCTATGAGACGGATCGATTCGCGTGAAGCGTTTCGATCCAACATCTCGCGCTTTCGTTTGCGCAAGTTCTGAACCTGGCGGTACGCCGTTCTGGCTTGCGTAGCCAGGCGGGCTTCCGGGTTTCTGTTCAGATACGGCCCCACCGGCTGTTGGGTTTCTCGAAGACCGCGCAACTCCGCGTTGTGCAGGTTCATTCTGCGGATGTTCTCGTAGAAGCGATTCGACTCCGCCGCGCTGCCGGTGGTTTTCCCGTAAAGTCTGCCCGCCAAAGGTATTGAGTAAGGCGGCAGCTCCTCACCTGAAATCAAAGACTCCACGGTCTTTACGGCTTTGCCAGTCTCGCGTCCGACGCCACCCGTTATCTGCCCGGCCAGGTACTCCAGTTGCTCTGGCGTGGGGCTGAATTCACCTGGGGTGAAATCGGTGCCTCCGGTCGCCAGGTTGAAGAACCTCGACAGCTCAGTGGCTAACCAACTGGCGCTGTCCCTGGCGCGCAGATACCCCGGAGTCGGCGCCAGGCTGTTCAAGTCCTCGCGTGAGATCGGAGCGCCGGTCCAATCCTTGTTCTCAGCCAAAGCCGCGAAAGGATCGGTCACCGTAGGCGCCAGGGTCTGGATAGACAAGCCGGCATTGCCGATCGGGTTGAACATATCGAAGAAGGACGTGGCCATCTCAATCGCCCGGTCCGGTGTCCTTTCGAAACCAGACAACGCCCACTCAGTGGTAATGCGCCCGATGTTGGGGATGACGTTGAAACCCAAGGGCATAGGCCACGTCAGGTAGTCGCCTCCGCCAATGGGGATCACGAGGTTGCGCTCCTTGATAAACCCCGGCGGCTCGTCGTCTTCGAAGCCTGCGGCCATCAGGAGAAGAGCCTGCATCGATCCAAGCAGCAAGCCGCCGTATACGATCTTCTTGCCGGCCGGCCCAGCCAAGGTCTGAGCCAAACGAGTGGAGCCCTGAACGCTGGCGTTGAAGAAAGCGTAGAGCGCGCCCATGTTCGTGGACACCGCGCCTTTCTTGTTGAAATTCACGGTCAGGTCTTTGGCCAGTTCTGCTGCACGCTGCTTGCTCATCCCCTTGTCCAGGGCGGCCTTGTAAGCGGACAAGCGCACCGCGTTTTCCATAGCGGTGTTGTAGTCAGACAGCCACTCCAAGACCGCTTTGCCCGATTTCTTGGCGACGCCGGAGGACAGGTCGTCGAGCTCCCCCTGCAGCGCCCTGGCGCGCTCCTCGCTTTGGCTGAACTGGTCGCGGAAACCCGTCTGGCCGCCTACTTCTTGGAACTCGTCCCACAGGTTCGCCCAGTTGTTCTGGCCAGCTTTGCCACGCACCGCCCGGTAAATGCCTCGCAAAGCAGGGATCGAGTCCGCAATGACCTGCGCTTTTTTGTCGGCGATAGGCGTGGTGGTCAGGTTCAACGCGCCTGCGCCTAAGTCTCGCCCAAGGTTGACCACTCCGAAGATCGGGTTGTATTGGGTGTTCACACTGGCGAACCAGCGGGTGCCGACTGCTGCCATGCTGAGCGCGGCAACCAGGTTATCCATGTCGAGGTTGTTTATCGCCTTCGCCATACGCTCAGCTCGGGGCGACTGTGAGTTGAACACCAAGAAGCGATCCTTACCGTTCACGCGCGTATAGACCACATTGGGCAGATTGCGCAGACGACGATTGACGCGCGTGGAAACAAGTCCTGTGCGCGGGTCCACGTAGCTTTCCATGGGCTCTTTGGCGATGTTCTCGGCGTCCAGAGGATCTACACCGAAAGCGATCAGCTCAGAGGTCAAGGCCTGTGGGTCCTTGATAGCGTCTGGGTTAATCGGCATCCAAAAATCAGGCGACGGATTTTTAAGGGCCAGGCCGTACAAGGCTTGGCTGACTTTGTTTTTCGCAGCCCGTACGATGGCGCGCTCTCGCTGCATTACGAGGTTGGCCAGGATGTCGACTACCTTTCTATCTGCAGAACCAACGGCTCGACGAGACGCGCTACCGCGAACGCTGAATCCCCTGCCAGTGCCCGGCCCGCTCGACCCTTCGTAGTCCAGCTCTTCTCGCATCAGGGGGACGTACTTCTTGTAGACGTTGTCCCAAGCGTCGATAGTGCTTTGCGCCTCGAGCCCTGACGCGACCAAGATCTTCCTGGTGCCTTCAGTCAGGGTGTCGATCCTTCGAGCCAGGCCTTCCAGCAACACTTTTCGAGCAGCAGGAAGCGCGGCCAAATACGCCTTGGCATCTGCCGTAGCGATCCCAGATCCTGCATCAGGCAGAGCGGGGTTGCGCTGAGCGATCGCGGCGTTGCGCTCTTCAGCGTGCCGGTTGTGCAGGTACTTGTCGAACTCCTCGATGGTGACTTTGTTGCGGCCCATCGTTTCGATAAGAGGCTTGAGCTCGTTTTTCGCAAAGTCTTTGGTCTGCTTAGAGACCGCCCCGTGGTAGAGTTTTTCTTGCAAGTAGGGGTCCCACTTGTCTTCGATCTGCCCGACTGCGGAGTTGATAGACTCGACCACGCGCTTAGTGTCGATCAGCTTGTCCTGCATGTTGTAGATCACAGTGTCCAAGCGTCTGTCTTCTACCTGCCAGGTGCCCGCTGGCATTGGCCTGCCAAAGATGTTCTGCGCGCGGCTGAACAGCGGCAGGCCGACATCCATGACCTGGTCTGTCATGGCCGGGGTAACGTCGAAGCTGGGCACGTTAGCGCTCTCTGGCGAACCAAAGGTCAAGGCCAGGGGCTGGACCTTGTCGCCGCCGATCTTGGGCAGCAGCTTGTTCAGCGCCTTGGGCACGATGCTGTCATAGAACGTGCGCATGCCTTCGCCGCCAATTTCAAGCGAGGGGCCTTCCAATACGCGGCGGCGTACTCGCCCGGCGTCGTCAAGGGACTCCTCTTGCGCAGGGCTTTCGATCAGCATGTTGCTGATCTCCTTACCCAAAATGCGGCGTACGTCGGCTTCAGACTTGATGGCGTCGGTAAACAACAAGTCTCCTTTTTTGTCGAAAACGCGCAAGGTCCCTGGTGAAACAGGCCCTTCCAAAGTGAAGTCCGACGCGTAAGGCATCAGCCCTTTGAAAAACAGGCTATTGTCATCCAATTCGATCCGGCTGACCGTCTTATCCATGCTGTAGCGTTTTGCATTCTGGTCACCGGTGGAGAAGGCTACCTTGGCATAGCCCTCTTCCACGGCCATGGCCACCACGCGCTTGAGCGCCAGGTCCAGCCAACTGCCGGTGCTGCCTACGAAAGGCCCACGGAACACCATGTTCGAATAGCTGGAGGACATGAACTCTCGTGCTTTATCGATGACTTCTTGCTCTCGACCGGGTTCGAAAGGGACAGTGACGGAGTCATAAACTCGAGTTCCGTCCTCCTGATAAACCACCCAACGTCGGCCCCTCGTGGGAGAGGTGACGATTTCAGCTCGCAAACGCTTGTCGGAATAGAAGCCTTCTTCGCGCCCTTGTTGAGCCCAGTCAGACTGCAGCTCCTCAACGAACAGGACCTCGTTGCCCTCGTCGTCCAGGCGGTCGTTGACACGGATGTGCGCCAGAACATTCTTGTCGTCTCGCCAGTGTTTGCTGGTGAATACCGGGCGCCCGGCTTTGGCCGGCAACTTAAGCAGGACCTCTCGGTAGTTCGTGCCGCCCGGCTCCACGTACTCGGCGTACTTCGTAGCTGAATCGTCGGCTGATTTGACCGCCTCTTCGATTTGGACGCCGTTCTGCGCCAGGTAACCCACCACGTCGTCGCGCGATACCTGGCCGGTCTGCAGATCCAGCCAGTCATTCACGCCAGACCACTCGATCTCTTCCGGCGTGACGCCTTTCTGGTTGCGCAGGGTGCCTTTCCACTGCTGAGCAGGGGCTCTGGCAGGGCCAGCTTCTGCGGCGCGCTCCAGCGCGCTGTACAGCTTCAATGGCGACTTCTGCGCGCGGCTGAACTG